CCTATAGGTGGATTTTTTGGCTCCACCTTTCCTAAAGGTGGATTAAAGGTGGATTAAAGGTGGAATGGATAATGGTCTCCCTTTGCAATCGTTCGCTGAATTCCAATAGCTTATCTTTGTTTTCGGTTAATATTTCCTTAGCGGTCGCGTAAGCTTCGTTCACTAAAGCAAGACTCTCCTTATCCATAAGTAACCTCGTGTGGTCCGAATATTTATCCCCCATCGCTAAACTTCGCCCTAAAAATGGATTCCCATCATCCCCCACATCTTCGTTATAAAAAACCTCTAAGCTATCCCCCATACCAAAATTACCAATCATACGTTTTGCTAAACTATTGGCCTGTTTCAAATCTTGGATGGCGCCCATTGACACAAAATCATTGCCATAATAAATCGCCTCTGCCGCCTTACCACCCATCGTGACAATCAGACGTTTTTTGAGTACATCCTTGGTATACAATCCGCTCTCCTTGATTTCTGGTTTTTCGGTGAAAAGAGTATACCCACCAGCCCCATTGTAAGTGGGTTGTATGGAAGCCTTTTTAAATTCGAAATATTCGCTAAAATGTAGCACCAATAAGGAGTGTCCGCTTTCATGCAGAGCCACCCGAAGTTTGGTCGCTGGCGCCACCTTCGCATTCGTTTTGATGAGTCCCACGATGGATTTTTCAAACGCGTCAAAGACATATTTTTCCTGAATAACCGTATGATTATTACGCGCGGAAAGAATAGCGGCTTCGTTAATAAGGTTTTTCAATTGCGCTCCAGAAAATCCATCTGCTAAATCCGCAATCGCCGAAATATCGAATGCTTTGTCTTGTTCTAAAAACATGTCGCGTAAATAATAACTCAAAATTTTTTCTCTAGATTCCTTGTCGGGAAGCGCCACACGAATCAGACGGTCAAATCGACCTGGTCGCAACAATGCCTGGTCTAACACATCTTTTCGATTGGTCGCCGCCAGGACCACAATATCGTCATTGTTATTGAAGCCGTCCATTTCGTATAATAATTGGTTTAGCGTTTGTTCGCGTTCGTCATTGGCCATATTGATTCCAGCGCCGCGTTGTCGGCCAACCGCGTCAATTTCGTCGATAAAAATAATACAAGGAGTGTTGGCGCGTGCATTGTCAAAGAGCTCCCTTACTCTAGCGGCACCCATCCCCACAAATAGCTCTACAAATTCGGAACCAGAAATAGAAATAAAGGTCGAGTTGGTTTCGCCAGCAATCGCTTTCGCCAACAGGGTTTTACCAGTGCCAGGGGGTCCGTCTAACAAGATACCTTTCGGCATATCCGCGCCGATTTTTTTGAATCGCTCTTTGTTTTCAATATAGGAAATAACCTCTTTGCATTCCTCAATGACTTCTGGACTGCCTGCCCAACTATCCAAGGTCACGTTGGGTTTTACAAATTCCGTCTTTTGCTGGTTATTATTCCCCATCAGCGAAAAGGGATTGTTGTTGTTTCTATTATTGTTGTTTCTGTTATTGTTGTTGTTTCTGTTATTGTTGTTGTTTCTATTATTGTTGTTTCTGTTATTGTTGTTGTTTCTGTTATTGTTGTTGTTTCTCTGACTCATTCGACTTCTAGGAGGAAGATTTGGGTTTGACATGGTATCCATATTTCGTAAAGAAGAGAGAAAAGATAATAAAAACAATATTGGGACAGCATAAGACCCAATGGTAAATAGTTCATTGATAACATTTTGTATATTGAGAAAAATTTCTGGAGTGAAGTTCACAAAGTAGATGGGTATGTGCATGTCCGAGGATTTCTCAATTAAATTTGGTAAAACAATTGGATTAATATCGGCCAAATGATAATGGTTGTATATCATATCTTCTGGAGGTAAATCAAGGTCCTTGTAGGAGGCTGGTAAACTATCAATGCTTACCAACTGTTTATAATTTGTATCCACTAATATTTTCGAAACCTTTTTATCTAAAATATCATTTACTACATCGTTGTAGGTATCTTTGTCGAAGAGCCTTCTAAATTTATGCACCAAATTAACATCGATAGCATTTAAATCATTGTTAGCCTTCAATATTAGCGATTTTCTTGCATTTGAATTGCGCGAATTCGTAAAACTATCAGTAAAACTATGTATAAAATGAAATGATAATACAATGGGCATTAGGAAAACACAAAGTTTATTCATTATACTATAGATAGGAAACACTATATTTAAATATTTATCACAACTATAATACTTATATACATTATATCCAACATATAGATTATATGCAAAAAATATAAAAAAATCTCGCTATACTCTATATAGATGAACTTCTTCTTTCATTTACTATGTTTATTTGCATGGTTAAAACATAGTATATGTTTTAATATAAATCCATTCCGCATGTTACATATAAAACCATCTAAACAAGATGGCGATTTGTTGCAAGGTCTTCATAATAATAATAATAATAAAAAAGACACTCCCAGTAAAACTGAAAATTTTTATTATGGAAGTTTTCCACGATTAGACGCCGATGGACCCAATGACAAAGGCCAGCTTACTTGGTATCCCATTGGGTTTGCGAAGGATTTTGGCACGAAACCAAAAAGGGTGACCATACGCGATACGAATTATGTGGTGTGGAAAGACAAATCCGCCTATTATGGAATGAGGGATGCTTGTAGTCACCAAGGCTCCTCGTTTATGTTGGGCAGAACCTGTAAGAATACGATTACATGTCCTTATCACGGATACAGTTTTGACGGCACCAATGGCGAATTAGTTGAAATACCCCAATTGCCCCACGTGGAATCCGAGAGTCATAATATAGATTGTTTCAAAGTGGCAGAGAGAGGAGACGTGGTATATTTCAATACCATACCTATCCGAAATGAATCCATGAAGGCGGCAATCGATGAAACGAAAATATTTGTGGAGCCAGAATATTACGATAAGGACCAAAGAGTCGTATATTTGAGCGAAGACTTTGAACATTATGCAAAATTTGTAAGCGTGAATAGTTTAGATATTTGTCACATTGGTTTTGTACACACGTTCGGAAATAAAAAAAATCCAAACCCATTGCATAATTCAAAGGTTCTAAAATTGGACGATTACGAAAATCATTATAAAATTATTTACGAGTACATGGCTGGAGAGAATTCGCTGGTCAATAAAATTTATAAATTTGACAATATTACGGTAGAAAACGAATATGCACTTCCGCATTCTACCGTGGCCAGAGTCAAGTTTGGTAATTTATCATCGACGATCATGACACACGCGTTACCAGTGTCCAAATTTAAAACAATATTGTTTGTGAAAGCGTATCGAAGTTATTGGAGTTTTGATTTAAATAATAGTAAAAACCAAAATATATTTTATCCCATTATGCATTTCATTAATCAAATTGGAGACCAAATTACGCATAATACCATGTATTCGACGTTGAAACAGGATAAGGCCATTGTGGATAATATAGACAAGAAAGATTATGAGTCTATGCACGGAAAGTTCAGTATTGTTTATGATATGTTTTCCAATCACTACAAAAATAATTACAAAAAGTTCTATGAAGTCCACCTTGGCTCCACCTTTCCCAAAGGTGGATTATAACTTAAAGATTTCTATTTATTATTAATTACTATTATTAAAACAATGAAACTATTTCAAATACTCACAATCTTTTTAAATTTATTCAATGCAAATTGTTTGATAAGCAAAATTCAATATAAAAATTTGAACGCCATCAAATATGATAACTTCGTATTAAAAGACAATCCACTAGAAAGTAGTGAGGTTTCGCGGAATGAATATATAGTAAATGTAGGAAACGCAATAGATATTCTACACCGTGAATTACCCTTTTTATTTGTATTAAAAAATCTTAATTTTGATATATTTTCATCACAAATAATGGTAGTAAACAATAAACAAAAAATAAATATTTCAAAAGACATGTATATCGCTTCCATAAAATCGTTACAAACGATAGCATCATTTTCACGAAATAATCCAAAAATAAATGTAAGAAAAATAGAATATATAGAAGAAACAAAAACCATAATGTGTCTCGTAGATATTGTATTGCCTAAACTAATAAACCCTCATATTGAAAATAAATGGGAAGGATATTTCTATTTTGGAGTCAACGAGAATGGTTTTATAAAAACGCATATTTTCGAGCGTAAAATAACTAGTTTAGATGTAGACTTAACGAAATCAAAAAACTCGTTACATTGGTTACACTGTAATAATAAATATTGCTTGAATCTGTGTAATAAATACACCAGTTTTTTAAAATTAATGAGAGTTAACAGTATACCCCCCACTTTTTTACTTTGTTTTTCTGGAGGTTGGATAATAAATCCGAGTCTACCTGTCTTAGTCAAATCGGTCCCCTTTGTAATATCCACCATAAATACCCTACTCATCACGTCCGCTAGTATGGTCATCAACGATATTTATGATGTTGAAATAGACCGCATCAATAGCCCACATAGACCTCTGGTGAATGGAGAAGTAACCATGAAGGAAGCGTATTTATTGACTTTCTTATTGTTAGGTGGAACAGAATATTTGACATTTAGGTTCTTACCATTTAATTTGCAAATGATTATTCAACTCGCCATTCTTCAAGTACTTTTATACACACCCATTTTGAAACGAGTTTTTTTAATTAAAAATATATCGTGTGCTGCTCTTATATCTTTTTCCATATTTTTTAACGCACTTGCTGCTGCAGGGAATACCTTATTGTCTGCGAATAAAAATTTTGGGTTACTAGGCATAGCAGTAAGTTTCATCTTCTTTGGATCGTGGTCCAATGAATTAATATTAGACATGCGCGACATTGAAGGCGATAACAATAATAATATTGTCACAATACCCACGCTTTTTGGAAATGATTTTTCGTGGTTACTCATATACACCATCAATAACTATAACATAATATCAAATTCATTGTCGATGGCGTATTTATATAATAGTCAAATTATCGGTTCGGTGATAGTCGTCATATTAAGCCCTTTGTTATTGAATTTGTTCAAGGTTAAACGAGAGAAATATTCTTTGAAATCTTTAAGGTATTATACACAAAAATCGAATTATCCGCTTTTGGCACTCATGGCTTATTTATGCGGTCTAGCTTATGTTTTTAAATAATATTTGTGTGCCGCAACAGAGAAGATATATAAAAATTAAAAAATATTTTATGGTAATTAGTCATAAAATATTTTTTATAAAAGTGAGAGTGTGTTTTGCTCCACTTTTTCCAAAAGTGGATTTTAGTGTTGAGTCATAATACGAGGTGCTATATTCATAGTGTTTAATTCCTGGAACAATAGTTTACACGCATAAGGGATTTCTACATAAGCAAAGTCCACTCGATTATCACAAGTGCGACAATGATGAATATGCATTTGGTCGTTATATGACGCGATTAAACCACATTTTTTACAAATATATACTGAATATTTATCTGACGCATCATACATGCGACCTCTCGTAAATCTAGAAGCTCCATGTGACACCATGCAATTATGGGCCACAATACCATTTGCCAAGAAGGAATGAGTTTTGTCGACCTCTATATCATACACTGGATGAACCCCAGCAGGTCGTATATCAATCACTCGTAAATTCATGGTGGGCAAACCTTCGCATTCACGATTGACTCCATAACAGCTGTTAAAGTCGCCTTCTTCTAAGAACCAATCCAACGCACCAATTTCCGTTAAATATTCTTCCGCGGTAGGAAAGGACTTGCTCGTAAATTTACCAAACTGGGTACCTTTGATTAAATGGTCGGTAATATCATGGGTAGACGGAATTGCGTATTCATGGATTAAAGGCTCGACTAATTTCAATTCGGCCACCGCTTGTTCTATGGCCTTTTTCGTAGGAACGATTTTATTTGGTTCTTCGCTTTTGATTTTCTTGAAACTGGTAATTTCATCTACACGGTTTACTAACCAATTATGTTGTCTAGTAACTTCATTTTTTAACCGTTTATATGAAACACCTGCTTCCAAACGTTGACTCTTATGACAGCAATAGCGGAACCCAATTTTCTCATGAAATGGTATTAATTCATCCATATTGAGATGTAGAGTTAATTGGTATGTTCTACTAGAACTATTATTGTCATATTGATTTCTAGCCTTGGAAGAAGTCGTTTCCTTACTCTTTTGTATCGTAACTTTTTGAATATCAAATCGCGCCAATAATTTTTGAATATCAGTCATCATTTGCATAAGAGATTCTAATTGGTCGTCCGTTTTGGTTTTGGAAAATGATATCGAAGATAATAGATCACGTTTGCCGCGATGCATACCAAGAACGCATGTATGACCGTCGCCTCCAAATAATCCACCTAAAAACTCACGCACAATGGGTTTCGGACAATTTTCATCCAATATAAAGGCTGGTAACTGCGCGCTTTGCGCAACTTTTTTGCCAATAGTAATACCTTCCAATTGAATAATATCTTCAAGTAAGTCGTTGGGTATTCTAATCGAATAATAATTACCATATTTGAAATTATTTTGACTAATCTTTGTAAACTTATTCAAATCATCTAGTACATTATTCACATCTATCATATGCCCCAAATTAATAATACCTTTATATTTATTTCTAGCTTTATCATAATAAATCCCTCCGTCGGCGCATAAATATCCTATAATGCGCGCAAACGATAAAGCTTTAAAGTATGTTTCTGTATTTTTAACTTTTAATAATAATGAACCAGCCAGTAAATACCAGTGTTCAGATTCTTTCATTTCTTCGTCAACCTTTATCAACGGATATGTAATTCCTGTTTTAATTTTACTTTCATTCAGTTTAAATTTATTAATTTCAGTCCAAATATTTTCATTTGTTAATAATTTATGATTCGCTGTAAATTTAATTTTTCTACCATCTTGAAATGTAACATCAACGCACTCCTTTTCACCTTTATATAAGAATCCTGTTTGGACTGATTTGACTAATTGATTTGATTTTTCATCAAAACCCAATACGTTATATTTACAATTCTCCATAGTTCCAATTTCTACGCTTAGACCGCAATTTAGGAGAATTGGAGAGTGATACCAAGTGCAATCTCGTTCCATTTCGCCAAATCGGAGCCCTCCATCACGCGAGCGACCTTCGGCTGGTTGTCGAGTCAAATTCACCATCGGACCAATCGAACGACTATGTGACTTATCATTGACCATATGCTTCAAGCGTTGATAAAACACTGGCCCCATAAATACGCTGCATTCATGCTGTTCGCCAGTTAAACCATTATACAATAATTCGTTACCATTTGCTTCATAGCCTAGTTTGAGCAGTTCTCCGCAAATATCCGCCACATCGAATTCGCCAAAAGCGGTACCATCGCCAAACAATCCTAGTTCAACCAAGACCTTTCCAAGAACCGTTTCTTTTAATTGACCTATGGTCATGCGAGATGGAATTGCATGTGGATTAATGATGATATCCGGTTTCAATCCATTACTCGTAAAAGGCATATCACATTCTGGAATAATATTTCCAACCGTGCCTTTTTGACCATGTCTCGAACTGAATTTATCACCAATGACTGGTTTACGCACAGTGCGGAGTCTTACTTTGGCGAAATTATAGCCCTCGCCATTTCGGTCAATATAATTTTTATCGATATACGTCTCTTCAACGGTTTTGTATATTTTGCTCTGGTCTTCATATTTAATGACTTTGGTGTGGTCATTACGGTTTTCCTTAATAGGCGTTATTTTGGAAATGATAATGTCGCGATTTTCTACGAGAACATTTTCAGGAATGACGCCTTTGGAATTTACTTTGTTATAATTTCCCATTTTCATTCCTTTTGTTTTGTTAGAATCTGGCTTGCATCGTATTTCTTCATCACCATTAATCTTTTGCTTATCTTCGTCCTTTTCCGTATGATAAACGGTCACCAAGGCCATTCCTCTATCTATGGAGCCCTTATTGATTAACAAGGAGTCTTCTTGATTGTAACCAGTATGGGTCATAATAGCCACGACCACTTGTGTACCAGAAGGGATTTTATTGAGATGAATCATATTCATAATTCGAGTGTCTACGAGTGGACGCATTGGATAATTCAACACATAAGCGGTTTTGTCCATACGGTTCTCATAATTGGTAACATAAACGCCCATTGCTTGCTTACCTTGCGCACATTGGTACGTATTTCTAGGAGATTGGTTATGCTCTGGAAATGGAATACACGATGCAAGCACTCCGAAAATAGTGGAAGGATGAATTTCACAATGCGTATATTTATAAATATTGTCTGTTTTTGCTATAATATCCTTGGGTTTCGTGGCAATCAACGACCAACTTTGCTCCTCTGGGTCAATATATTCTATCACCGAATCGTCTATTTTTGAACTCGTCAATAAATTATCCCACACAAACTCCGTGCTATTTAATTTGGTTATGATGTCGTTCGTTAGCAAAATCGCGTTATCTTTTACACGCAATAATGGTCTCGTAAGTCGGCCTCCATCATTGCACACACGAATTTCGCGCAATTTGTAATCGAAGGTAATCGACGTATAAATATTAATGATACCCTTGTATTTTTTATCCTTCAACATCAAATACAACTCTTGCGGCGAATCGGTAATACCCACCCACGCACCATTTATAAACACCTTCACCTTTTCATACATGTCTGCTGGTGTTGCATCCGCATTATCAATGTGTTTTATATTTGGCATAATATATTCATACAATGTCAATGAATTTGAATGAATCGTTATGTGTGTCATATAGCTCATATTTTTTACTATACCTACGGATTGTCCTTCAGGAGTATTGTGTGTTGTCAGACCATCTGATAAACAAAATCTGCCACGTTTATCGTGAAGTTGCCAACCAACATAAGGACCTACACCAGCGTTTGTCAAACTAAATTTACTACACATAAACGATTTGCTTCTTTGAATTAAGGTTTCATTTTCTAGACAAGCCAATTTCTTACGAGGAAGAATGGTTGGTATTTCAAATATTCTATGTCCTGTAATTGTTAATTCTTTATAAGTACTAAACTTTTTCTCATTACTTTTAGTATCGGTCCATTGACTTCTTCCTTCTTTAACACCGCACGAAAACCCAAGAGACATTGCTAATGTATAAGCATCGTCAATGATTCTATAATTAGCTGGTCCTTGACATATACGAATTTCGCGACCTTCTGCACGAACAGAACCATCTGTATCCACCAATCCAGCCAAAACCTTCAATCGTGTTTCTCTATCATTGGTAAGATAGTCATTTGGAATGTGTTTATTTTTCAAAAGATTGTATTTTCGAAGATATTTTTTAAGAGGTGCTTCTTCTACTCTATTACAAAGTCCGTCGGAATATGCTTCTTTATTTTTCTTTGAAACAATCGAGAAACTGTATCTTTTACCTTTTGTAATATGTGCTCCATTTTCTTTCGCCCATTTTTCCCAATAAGCAAGTGTCTCATGGTCTGTTTTATAATTCAAAGCAAACCCAGTTCCATCGCTAAGCCCATCGCCTAACCACATACCAAGCAAATAAGGGTCCATTTCAACTTCTTTTTTTGTCCAATGAATGCCTTCTACTTTGAAAAGAACCAGACTGTCTTTCGTTCTCTTGTTTAATTTTAAATAATTTTCAATGGTGATATCTAGTGTATCATCGTCTTCAAATGTATTTATAAATTCTTCTGCTTCATTTAATGAGTTGAAATATTTTTCTTGAAATTTCATTTCTTCGCGATTCAGAAATTCTACGATATGTGTATATTTTCTATTTGTTCTATTTGAATTTCTAATAACTTTATGTCCACGTATTTTAAGGGTTAAAATATGATTATCTGTGACTCTATGTTTGAGGAAATTTGATTTGTCTGGAATCACGTCATACATATTTTTAAATCCCGCACAAGTAGTGCGAACTTTTGTTGGATTTCCTAGGTCATCAATAAGAACATCATCCACGACTATATCATGAGCTCGTTTCGTAGTACCATCCCACATCAAAATTGGTGTTTCTGGGTCAAAACATTCCGCAGGGCATAAGAAGCCCCAACTAGTGTTGTGTAATTTACGCGGAGGAATCAATTTACCACTTTTATCGGTGGGTGTGGATACTCTTCGCGCATGACTTAAACTAGAAACGTAATTCAAACGGTTCAATACTTGTGCCACGCCTACTTTATTTGAGTTGGTGTGTTTAATACCAAAGTCTCCAGTGGATAAAGCGCGTTTTATGCCGTTTTCAATGGTAGTCGATTTTATAATTTTATATATGTTGGTCAAATTTATAATATTTTCATAATCATCTGTTGATTTCCAAGAACCAGTATTGATTTCGCGAATAATTTGCTTCTCCATATCTTTCACTAGTTTATTGAAATAATTTCTATAAAGATTATTCAACAAGGTACCTGTTAAATCAATACGTTTGTTCAAATAAGAATCTCTGTCATCTTGTTTGATGATTTCAAAGGAAGCCAACAATAACTTATTTGCCATATATCCGAGGAAATATATTTTTTGCTCCATAGTGCGGCAATGTGGAAATAAATCATTGTTCAAAATTTCTAGGGTGAATTCATGCTTCTTTTTAATACCAGTTTCCTTGTCCATATTGATTGGCGTATACATGGCAAATCCAGTAATATATCGAATACACTCTTCTTGTGTGTTATATTTGTTGGCTTCAATAATAGATGCTTGTAAGGCCTCCAACATTTCTTTATTTTTATCAGCATCAATATTCAAGAGAATTTTCTCGCACACTTCTTTATCGGAAATAATACCTAATGCGCGAAATACAATGAACAAAGGTATTGGCTGTTTTACGCGCGGCAATTCGACGCAAATAGCATTACCAAAACCATTGTTTTTAGAGGAAATCATCATATTAATTTGCTTGGGAGAAATACATTTAAAATCTGGGACGGACTTGATTTCCGCTTTCCAGGTGTATTTGGTGTCATTCTTGGAAATATTAAAACAATAGACGCGGTTTTCTGCAGCGCGCTCTTGACCCAATACAGTCTTTTCGGAACCATTTATAATAAAATAGCCGCCAGCATCATATTTGCATTCGCCAGTTTGGGTATTTTCAAAATGTTTATATTGATTTAATACGCAAATGTTGGATTTTAACATAATGGGTAATTTGCCTATGTGGACCTTTGGTAATGTTTTGTAAAAGGTTTGGACATTGTCTAGATTTGGACCATTGCGAACCACGTATTTTATATGAATATCAACGGTGGTAGAAGAAGCATAGGTAAAATTTCGGAGTCTTGCTTCTTGAGGAAACATTAATTTAATGGCTCCATTGTTTTCGTGAATTTGTGGTCTATAAATATGAAAGTTTTCAAAAGTAATGAAAATTTCTAGGGAATGCTTTTTTGAGACAGGGTCTAAATCTTGCTCTGATGCAATATGCACTGGATTAAACATTTCGATTGTTTTGATAATTTGGTATCCAACGAAATTGTTATAAGATTCCAATTGATGTCGGACAAAGCGCTCCAAATGTTGCCCACGGAAATAGGATTCAATAATATTCCAAGGGGTTTCTATATATTGTTCATGTTCGATATCAAATAATTCTTCTTTAGTCACGTTCATTCTTTCTTCGGTCATTCTTTCTTCGGTCATTCTTTCTTCGGTCATTTTGAAATGAGAACCAGTGAGTTCGTAAGCGTATTTATTTGATATCATTTTCGCTTATTTTTTATATCAATTTATTTTTAAATTGTTTTACTATATATAGATATTTTTTATGAAGGCTAAACATATATACACGAAATATCGAGGCAATTCTTCGTAAAAATATCGTAAATAATAACTAATCATAAATAATATAAATATAACCAAGGAATAAATAAAA